CAGATGGAGATGTGGGGCAAAGACCACCCGCTGATCCGCTCAATGATCTTTGGCGAGTTTCAGGAGACAAGCGGAGAAGGCTTAGTGGTGCCCTGGGACACGTTGATGCAGTGCCTCGATAGTCCACCAAACAAAGAAGGTCATGAGGTGGTGGCGGCATGTGACTTTGCAGCAGCAGGCGATGAGTCTGTGTTCTGTATGCGAGTAGGCAACAAGATCACAAAGCTAGTTGCCTGGAGAGAGGCAAACACGATGGCAGGTTGTGCCCGGTTTGCTTTGGAGTTTGAGAAGGCAGGATTGAAGCCTGAGCAGATATTTGGTGATGCAGGTGGGCTAGGGTTGCCGATGTGCCATCAGCTTGCAGAGATGGGGTGGCCGATCCACCAGGTGAACTTAGGAGGAAGAGCGCATGACCCGGATCGCTACACCAACCGTGGAACGGAGATGTGGTTTGAGGCTGCCAGACAGATAGACCGCTGTGAGGCTATCCTGCCAGATTGCGAGATTCTGCATAGCCAACTGACCACCAGGCGCGTTGCCACCAGCAAGACAGGCAAGCTGAACCTGGAGAGCAAGAAGGAGATGAAGTCGCGAGGCTTTAGTTCTCCTGACCGGGCAGATGCGCTGGTGATGGCTATGGCAAGCTTCTCAGATCAGTACATGTGGGAGAAGCGTTGGCAGCCTGACCTGGAGGAAGTCTTGGAGGCAGGGATGGCAGAGTGGTCAGGTGACCACAAGCTGCGGGAGAGTATGGGGCTACACACAGGATGAGCATAATACAGATAATCAGACTAATACTGGAAATACTGAAAGAAACACTTGGCTATGGCAAAAAAGCAGAAAAACGCAAACTTGAGCAGGATGTTGAGGATCGTGCTACTGATAAGTTGGACTGGATTAGGATGCGGATGCGCGACCAGCATCAAACTCGACGCGACGAAGAGACTGATCCTGAACAATGAGCGTGGATTCCAAGATGCCTACATGGCATCACCGCAGGCGAAGAAATTCGTGGAAGACGCACTTGAGCAGATAGTCGAGTACGAGAGGCAACTAGAGAAGAACAGCATCACCAACTAACAACAACGGCTGAAAGATTTGCCAAAGTTAGCAGAGACGCATCACAACGGTGCGTCTTTTTGCGTCATGAAGCTATCGGGCCAACTGGAGTGCTTCTGTGGTGACATCGAGAAACTCGTGGCTAGGTACCAAGAAGAGTTCGACCTGGACGATGCCTCATTGATCGGTGGCCTCCAGATGTATTCCTGCCTGATGTCACTGCAAGCACTGGGATATTTGCTTGAGGATGACGATGAGGAGGATGACGAAGAAGACGATTATTCTGTATGAAATCGCGTGAGGATTTAAACGCATCAGTTCTACAAGACCTGGCAGATCGCAGTGTGTGGGACACCCGGCAACGGATGTTTTACGAAATGCGGCACCACGGTCTAAGGAGAAGAAACAAACCTTGGCCCGGTGCCAGTGACGTACATTTTCCGTTGGTAGACACAACGATCAGCGAACTGAAGCCTGCGTATTTTCAGCAGTTGGTCGCCACAGACCTCATCGCTCAGTTTATCCCCACCACACCGCAGGTAGCCGAGTACACAACTGCTGCGGCTCAGTGGTTTGACCACAGACTGAAACAGCGCACGAACCTGGAGACTGAGGTGCTGAGTGCGGTGGACGCAATGCTGGTGAGTGGCACCGGCATCATGAAGGTGCTGTGGGATGCCAAAGCTAAAAAGCTAAATTATTTCAGCATTGATCCACAGCACTTCGTTGTTCCGGGCTGGACTCGGAGCATCGAAGAGGCAGACAGGCTTTGTCACATCAGTGTTTACTCGGTTGACTCATATCGCAGGCAGAAACACCTGAATCAAGACCCTGAAGTCATTCGCCAGATATCTGGCAGCTACAACAACGATGCCGGTGATATGGACACCGAGTACACTCGCTTCGAGCGTGAAGGTCTGACGTTCAGCGATGACGAGAAGATCATCGTGTGGGAGGTGTACTTCCGCGATGAGAAGACTGGCGAGTGGTGCATTTGCACGTTCTCGCCAACTCAGCCTGAGATTGATTTACGCCCGATGATGAAGGTGCCCTACAAGCACGGTAGGCCACCGTTTGTAGCGTTTCCTTACGAGATTAAAGACCCAGGCTTTTATTCGCCACGAGGAGTAGTTGAGCTACAAGCCACGATGGAGGCTGACCTCACCAAACTCTTAAATGACAAAAACGATTTTATGACTTTGGCGAACAGACCTCTCTTCCGTGCTGAGAGGGATATGCCAAACACAGGCAACCTGAGAATGACACCTGGCAGCATCCTGCCGTTTGGCATTCAGCCGGTTGCCAACCAAGCCCCACCGATCTCGTTTGATACTCAGATGAACATCATGCGGGAGTTAGCTCAGAACCGGGTTAGCACTCCTGACTTTGGTCTGACGCAGACACTCCAGAACACGGAGCGAAGGACGGCAACTGAGATTCAGGCTATCGGTGGCTTGTACCAGCAGAGCAGTGATTTGCGGATGCGAATCTTCCGCATAGCTTTAGGTAAATTGTACCGGATGAGTTGGTCGCTACTCCTGCAATACGACAAGACTAGCCTGGACTATTGGTACCTCGACACGGCCCAGCAGATACCGCAGGAGGCACTCCACGAGAACTACGGCATCCAGCCAACTGGCAGTGCGGATGGAGTCAACAAGCAACTCCTAATGCAGAAGGCAGTCACTCGCTTTCAGATGTTTGCGAACGATCCGTTCATCAATCAGGGCCAACTTCGCAAGTCTATCTTGGAGTCGGATGACGCAACTCTGGTCAAGCGTCTGTACCAAGACCCGATGGATCAGCAGGCGACACAAGCTGAGGATCAGGCCAACGAAATTACGTTCCTGCGGTTAGGTTTCCCGGCAGTAGTCAAAGACTCGGATGACCACATGGTGCATATCCAGACGGTGGTCAACTACATCCAAAGCAGAGCAGACACAGGTGCCGCACCTGAGCCAGCAGAAGGTCAGATGTTGGAACAGCACATCGTTCAGCACCTGGAAGCATTGAAGGAGGCAGACCCCAAGACCGGCAAGCAGGTTGAGGGAGAACTACAGAATTTATTCGCGCAGATGCAACAGGCAGCCGCGCAAGCAGAGCAAGATGTTCAACAAACTGAGGAGATTCCTGACAACGTGGAGAACATTCCGGCAGGTGCCGGAGTGGGTTGATCCACCTGAGTGGAGTAACGAACACGCTGCCAAGTTGCAGCAGTTTCTCAGGAGTGAAGTAGGCACCAACCTACAACAACACCTGAGAAACTTGCATATCACTAATTGCGACCGGCTAATCTCAGCCCCAGCAGATTTGCATTACCAGGCAGGTCAAGCTGCCGGGTTCAAAGCGGCACTGGCAACCATAGACGGTTTAGCCACCGTGAGGCAGCAACCCGAGGAGGAAGTCACAGGAGTGACAGATGACCTGGAATGGCTGAGGCAGCCTGCAAACTAATTTATGTCTGAAACAGTGACAGAAGCACCTAGCCAGGTGACAAGCGAACGCGAGCAACTGCTATCCGCATTGGCTGACGCTGATGCAAGCGCGTTCGACTTAACTGCGAACAACATCTCGATGCCGCAGGTCGAGAAACCTAGTCAGGAGTCTGCCAAGGAGGAAGACACCCCAGAAGAAGAAGCACCGGAGCAACCGGCTGAGGGAAAGCCCGAGGAGACACAGGAGGACGAACAACCCAAGTCCAAGTATTCCCGAGCTAAAAAGTCACAGGATCGAGCCAACAAATCCTGGCGAGAAGTCAACGAGGCTAAGGCTGCCTTGAAGAAAGAACGCGAGGAGTTGGAGGCTCAAAAGAAAGCGTACCAGGATGGACACGAGAAGAGTCTTGAGGAAATCCAGCAACGCACCAACACAAGTCGCTACTCACCCGAGGAGTATGAGTCTATCGCTCAGGAGTTTGAGGATGAGGGCGATCACGCCAACGCTGAGGCAGCCCGGAAAGCTGCCAAGCAGGCCCGGCAAACCGCAACTGAGCAGGAGCAGAAAAAACAACAAGCCGAGTTTGTGTCTAAGTGGGACACCAACTGGAAACAGGCTACTGCTACTCACAAAGACCTGAATGACCAGGAGAGTGAACTGTTTCGTATGGTTGGCCAACTGTTGGAACGTAAACCTGTGCTAACTCAATACCCGGAAGGTATCACAGATGCGGTAGAAGCTGCGTCGATGTACCTGAAAGCTAACCGCGCTTCTGCACTGGAAAAACAGGTCAGTGACTTGAAAAAGCAAGTCGCTGAGTATGAAGAAAAACTAACACTGAACGGTAGCCAACCTGGAGGCACGATGCAGATAGAGTCATTCGATAAACTCCCCGCTGATAGGCAGCGAGCAGAGTTGCTGAAAGCGATGTCTAATGCAGACGAGTCCGGGGTTGGTATGTTCGCAAATTAAATAAAATAATATGGCAACAGGATTAACCAACACAACGAATGCAGGCAGTAACGATGTCAGCAATTCGTTACAAACTTACTTCGACAAGAAGCTACTGGAGCAAACTCTCAAGAACATCGTTCTTGATCAGTTCGCGTATAAAGCACCTCTCCCCAGCAAGATCGGCAGCAAGGACGTTAAGT